GGAGCATATTATGCTGGTGGTGGAGGAGCAGGAGGGTTAGTTTATGATGCCGTTTATGCAGTTACAGCTAATACTTATGATATGGTTATTGGTAACGGAGGAGCCGCCAGCACGGGCGGCACCGGAAGCGGCACAATAGGAGTTACTGGAGGAGATACTACAGTTACAATTAATAGTGGTTCATCCTTACAATTTACTGCTAAAGGTGGTGGTGGAGGTGGTTTTGAAACTACCAATGCTCTTGAAGGAGGATCAGGTGGTGGTACTGGTTATTTGGGAACTTATGGCGCAACAACTCAAGCCGGAACATCACAGCATGGTGGTGTAGATGTTAATATAGGTTACATTGGTGCAGGTGGTAGTGGTACTAGTGGTTATAATGGTGGTGGAGGCGGAGGTGCTGGAGGGGCAGGAGTAGCCGGTTCTAGTTCTGGTTCTGGTGCTGGTGGATTAGGTTATAATGCTAGTGCAATATTTGGAACAGCAGTAGGTGAAGGTGGATTCTTTGCCTCTGGTGGAGGTGGAGGTTGGACAGTAAACAGTCCCGGCCTAGCGGGAGGTATAAGCCAGCCCGGTGGAGGAGGGGCAGGAGCAACTGACGTTGCAGATGGAGAAGCTGGTCAAGCAAATACAGGAGGTGGTTCTGGTGGAGGTGGTCAAAAAGCAGGATACGAGCAATCTGGTATTGGTGGTTCAGGAATAGTAATAGTTAGATACGCAATATAAAAGGAAACAAACATTGAAAATTAGGAACACAACTCCGGAATTACAATGCAAAGTATGTGGAGAAGAGATTATAAATCCTCCAGGGAAGCTGCAGATAAGGAAAAAGTATTGTTCAGAGGATTGTTATTATAAAAATATGAAGGCATACCAGCATTTTTATTGGCGTTCTCACCAGAAATGGCAGCCAAGATCGTAAACTCTGAGAGAGAAAAATGTCCAGTATTATTCAGAAGTTCAAGGATATGTTTTCCCAACCTTCTCTATCGGATCAAGATAGAATAGACAGGTGGCATAAAGAAGTTGAGGAAGCAGACAGGTTAAAGGAACTGCATCGTCAGTCTCGTAAACAGACTGGTAAAAAAAGAAAACGATATGTCAGTTAACGGAACAATGTCTGCAGTTGCGGAGCATTCCTTAGTAAAGGCTGTCACGCCATTTATAGTTGCAGCATTAATAGGTTTTTCAGGCTGGATATTCAGTTCCGTAATGTCTCTCCAACAGGAAGTTAAACTGCTAAAAGACGGTAGCATACACAATCTTGAACAAAAAGTGGATGGTTTGGCAATTAAAATTGACGAGATGCATAAGACACTGACTGATTTAAGGATAGCGGTTGGAGGTCTGGAGAGGGGAGGCCGTGATCGTAGAGACAGTGCCGAACTTTAAGTTAATTTTAATAGGAATTTTGCTATCTGGTTGTTCCGCAGCATCAGAAGTTAAGCTCGGATTTTGGGTAGATGAGAAGCCGTATCGAGGTACTTTGGAGAAGAATCGGAACAATATCAAACCATACTGGCAGTGTGTTGAAAACTTTACACCATATAAAAATAAGGAGTGTTGAATGCCGTTTTTGATACCAATTATAACTGGAACAATTAAAGGAATGCTGACAACATTTTTTACCCAAAAAATGGTGGAAGAGTTGATATTCCAGCTTTTACGTTACGCTGTCTCCAAGTCATCCAACAAATTAGATGACCAGATTCTGGCTGCGTTTGAAGAACAACGTAGTAAATAGCACCAAACAGGTACTATTTTACTGCGGAGGACATTTTGTAAGTTTGTTTTAGCAGGAATAACTATGTGGATCACGAAAGTGCCTAATTTTTCGCCAAATGAAATGGCTTGTAAAAATTGTTCTTGCGGTGGTGAATCCCACATGAATGAAGAATTTATGGTGAAACTGCAGGAACTGAGAGATGCCTGTGGATTTGCCCTTCCAGTTAATTCGGGGTTCCGTTGTTCTGTAAAAAATAAAAGGGTAAATGGTCATCCTACAAGTGGACATTTAGACCAGGATGGAAAGGGAGCTATGGCTGCAGATTTAAAATGTGACCGGGACAGGGCAAGGATTGTAATTCAAAAGGCAATTCAGATGGGATTTTCAGTAGGTATCCAGCAAAGGGGAGAGAGTCGGTATGTCCATGTTGATTCTAAGATTCGCAAGTCTGGAAAACCAAATTTGTGGAGCTATGCATAAAATGAAAACGGAGATCAAATTTGTACTTGAGAATTCTGACATTGAGTGTGATTTTCTTCCTGATTTTGTCGTGTCAGCCAATCACGCAGATGAAACCCAAGTTTCATGGCGATTATCAGACAACCGTTCTGAGATCGATGTGGGCGTTTTGTTTCCAGGCGTTTCAAAGGGAGTCCCCATACCTTCATCCAGACCTGATCGGGAGGACTTGTGACTGCTATGTCGATGAAATGAGAATGACTCATTCACAAAAAAAATTAAATACTCTTAGTGATAATGAGAATAATAAAATGGGCCAGCAATTAATCAGAGTTTGTAATCCAAAAACAACAAAGAGTATTAACATCTGATGAAGATTGGTATTGCAAAAAAAATTGTTTGTGAAGTTGAACGATACCCGATGCAAGCCCCATTTAAACTTGTAGATGAGAACCTACAGAAAGACCAATGGAGAAGTTATGTTTTGAGTAAACTGGATGATCAGGAAAACATTCGTGAAATAGTTGAAAAACATCCATATAAAAAGGAATCACTTTTCAAGGGTCATAAGGTGGATGACCTGGAACTCAAGAGAAGGCTAAAAATAGTAACAAACGGAGAGATTGATGGAACTTGTTGAAGATTTAAAGGTAGAAGATAGAAAGTGGGGAATAAGTAAACTGGAGGAAATAGACCGCCAGATTGCTGCAGCAAAAAGACAGAAACTGGCCCTGGAATGCAAAACCGATTTATTAAAGTTCATTAAGTTTACAATGCCGAAACCTAATGATCATAATAATATTGATAAATCAATATTTCAGGATGCAAAGCATCACCGGGCAATTGCAAAAGTATTGGAAGAGGTGGCAAGGGGAAAAATAAGAAGGCTGATAGTCACGCTTCCTCCCAGGCATGGAAAGTCGGAGATGATCTCACGGAGATTTATCCCCTGGATGATGGGTAAGGACTCATATAAGAATGTAATTTTTGCTACATATAACGAAGATTTTGCGCAAGATTTTGGTGCTGACTGCAGGGCAATTATGTCAACCACTCAATTCCAGCAGGTCTTCCCGGATTTCGCATTCAGGCAAGGTGGAGCCTCAAAATCAAGGGTGCAGACAGAAAATGGAGGCATGGCAGTTTTCGTGGGTCGGGGTGGGTCTATTACTGGTCGTGGTGGAGATGTTTTAGTTGTTGATGATCCCATCAAAGACAGCGTGGAGGCATTGTCTCCAACACTCAGGGAGTCCTTATGGAATTGGTTTACACAGGTATTTATGACTCGCCTGATGACAGAAAGAAGTTCTGTTGTGATTGTGACTACACGGTGGCATGAGGATGACCTGGTTGGAAGGCTGACTGATCCATTGAATCCTCACTACACTGAGGAGGAGTGTGCAAAATGGAAGATAATCAACCTCCCGGCAATAGCCGGGGAGGATGATCCCCTGAAAAGAAAAGAAGGAGAAGTTCTCTGGCCTGAGAGGTTTAACAGGAAGTTCCTGGATGACCAGAGGAATCTTGATCCAAGGGGGTTTTCGGCACTTTACCAGCAACAGCCCTCACCGGAGGATGGTGATTTGTTCCAGAGAGATAATATTCTCTTTTATGAAAAAAGGAACTTACCGAAAGATTTACGGATATATGCTGCATCAGACCATGCAGTTGGAATCGATAAAACACGCCATGATGCAACATGCATAATTATTGTAGGAGTTGATGAAAAGGATGATATTTATGTTATTGATGTCTGGTGGGCAAAACAACCCTCAGATGTAGTGGTAACGGCAATGCTGGAACTGATCCAGAGACATAAGCCTTTAATTTGGTGGGCCGAAAGAGGGCATATTACAAAAGCCATTGGGCCGTTTCTGAGAAAGCGGATGTTTGAGACTCAAACCCACTGCAGGATAGAAGAAGTGACACCAGTTGCAAATAAAGTCCAAAGGGCACAGTCGCTTATAGGCCGGATGGCAATGCAGAAAGTATATTTTCCAAAAGTATCATCATGGGGAATAAGGGCAGTTGATGAACTACTCAAGTTTCCAAATGCAAGGCACGATGATTTTGTGGATGCACTTTCATGGGTTGGATTGGGGTTAGGTGAACTCAATGCACCAGGTGGTAAAAGAATACGGAAGACATCTCCCAAAGTGGGAACATTGGCGTGGGTTAAATGGGATTCTAAATTAAGAGATGAACAATTGAGTTTTACACAAACAGGTGGTTTTTAAATGGCAGAATTAGATTTAGAAATGGATGATCTGGATGTTTCTGAGGATGAGGAAAACACCCCGGAACCTACCCAGAGAAGACAGAACCTTGTTAGTGAATTACAGTCAAGGGTGCAGTCTGCAAAATCGTTTCATAAGAAGGCTTTTGAACAAATGAAGTCTGATATGGAAGCTGCATACAAGGGATATGCAGATAAAAGCTGGGATGATGAAAAATACGTTGCAAATATCCTCCAGAGGCATGTTCACCAAAGGACTGCGGCCCTCTATGCCAAGAATCCCAAACCTGTTGCCCAGAGAAGACGTAAGCTGGATTATAATATATGGGATGGAGATGAAAAAACACTGGCAATGGCTCGTAGTGAGGTTGATGCGGCACAGAAGCAAGGATTCCAACCTTCTCCGTTTTCAATCCAGCTTGTGCAGGAGTTTGAACAAGTCAGGGAACAAAGGCAGATGATGGATAAGGTCTCAGAATCACTGGAACTGCTTTTTAATTATTATATGAATGAGCAAAGACCTACCTTCAAATCCCAGATGAAAGGGTTAGTCAGGCGAGTTATTACTACTTCAGTGGGTTATGTCAAAGTTGGATACCAAAGAGAAATGGACAGGTTGCCAGAGATTTCTGTTAAAATGTCTGATGTTCAAACTCAGGTTGATCATTTACGCAGAATTGCTATGGAGGCAGAAAAGGGAGATATTAGTGATGATGATGCAGAAATGGAAGAACTTATGCTCTCGCTTAAAAGCCTGCAGGAAGAGCCTCTGGTGACAATACAGGAAGGACTGCTTTTTGACTTTCCTGAATGCGATGCAATTATAGTTGACCCAATGTGTCGGCAACTTCGTGGTTTTGTAGGTGCAACGTGGTTGGCACATGAAATGTTCATGTCAACAGAAGAGGTGCAGGAAATATATGATGTGGATATTAAGAATGATTACATGCAGTATGACATGAAGGGACGGAGGACAAATAATAAGCCCCTTAATCATATTTATGAGAGATTTGATGGAATGACTGCAGAAGATATGCGGCAGGGACTTGCTATGGTCTGGGAAATTTATGATAAATCTTCAGGTTTAATGTATGTGGTATGTGATGGACATAAGGATTTTCTAAAGGAACCTTCTGCACCTCCGATAAAACTGGAAACATTCTGGCCTATTTTTTCATTGGCATTTAATGAGGTTGAACATAAAGACTATTTGTTTCCACCTTCTGATATAAGGCTGTTAGCTCCAATGCAACACGAATACAATCGTGCGAGACAGGGACTGAGGGAGCATCGCAGGGCAAACAGGCCAAAATATGTTGCGCCTGCAGGAATGTTGCAGGATGAGGATAAGGCACTTCTGAGGAATCCTCCTGCAAATGCAGTTTTGGAATTACAAGCCCTGGCATCAGGGCAGAAGGTTGATGACGTTCTTCAGCCAATAAAACAAATTGGCATTGATCCAAACTTGTATGAAGTCAAGACCATATTTGATGATGTACAGCTAGTTGCAGGACAGCAGGAAGCAACCTGGGGGCAAATATCAAAAGGAACTGCAACAGAGGTGTCAACTGCAGAATCAAGCAGACAATCTGCACTTGCATCAAATGTGGATGATTTGGACTCATTTATGAGTGAAATCACAAGGGCCGCAGGACAGGTTTTACTGCTTGAAATGTCACCGGAAGAAGTAAAAAAGATTGTGGGGCCAGGTGCAAGATGGC